TGTAGTGCAATAGACGGGGACTTTTCATTCTCCTTCTTAGCCTGAATCATCTTCTTCTTGAAGATCACACGTTCATCGTAATACTTTTGCATGAGTTCAGGGAGGAATCCCTGTTCATCCTTACGATACATGGCACCATTTGCACAGACTGCATAGTCTTTGTGCATCTCAAAGTTGATATCTTCGTTCAGGATCCTTTCAACATTTGCAGTTGGATGACGTTCCTCAATGAGGGTCTCTGGCGAGATATTGTACTGCATAATAAGGTGAGGGTAGAGAGAGTTAAGGTCAAAAGACACAACCCAATCATACTTTCCAGGAATCGGTTCCTTGACGTAGGCTCCTGCATACTTCTCATCCTTTTCAGATCTCTCTTTGGGAGGAATAACAATATCCTTGTTCTTTAGATAGTTATAAATGATGCAGTCCCAAAGACGAACTTGGAAGAAAATATCCTGATAGTTCACCTTGGCATCATAAGCCATGGTCAGGGCAAGTTCAATCAACTTGAGTTTGTCCTCAAGTCGGTCTACCAGTTCCACGTCAACGATGTTGTATTCTACAAACTTCTGCCAACCATTGGTATAGAAGTCCTTGAATGTATCAAACTCACTGTGATCGAGTTTCTGTTGACCCAGTTCCTGTTGTGCAATGTAATCCAGTCGGAATGACTCTTGGTTAGGAGTACCAGGAGACCACCGATACAGACGCATGTAGTCCAGAATGGCCACACCACCAACATCCACACAGAAGTTCTTACGACCCATCACAAAGACTTCCTGTTGAGTCACCAGACCCCAAGGGGAAAGGCGACGCATCAGTTTCTCTCCCAGGACACGATTCAGGCGTCCTGCAAGGTATGGAAGGTCAAAGAACTCACAGTTCCATCCAGTCACCACGTCAGGGGTGTTCTCGATCCACCAGTGGATGAATCCGTTCAACATGGCCCGTTCATCGTCAAACTGACGATATTCAACGTTGTCCTGTTTGTTGTTGAAAGGTCCAACACCCCAAGTGATTATCCGTTTAGTATTGAAGTCCTGAATCGTAATCAGGAGAAGCTCCTCTGCAGCAGACTCCACATCAGGAAATCCATACTCAGCCTTGGTCTCAATGTCAATGGTGATCAGATTGATCTTTGACATATCAAACTCAATATGTTCCTCGGGATACGTGTCGGAAATATACTGATAGATGAAACGTTCAAAACCATAGATGTTGAAACCATCAACACCATCATACTTCTTGATGAAGTCACGAGTTTCCCGAATAGTACCAGGGCGAACAGGTTCAACAGGTTCACCTTCGAGGGTCTTATATGGAGTCTTCCTACTTTTAGAAGGTACAAAAAGAGTCGGGTTGAAAACCTCACGGTTCATGAAACGTTTACCGTTTTCATATCCCCGAACAAGGATTTGGTCCCCGACCATTTGAACGTTAGTATAGAATCGCATCAATCAGTTTGTGAAAGGTAATCAGCCAACAACTCTTCTGTCGGTTCGACGAAGGTCAAGACATCCGAAGACCTTATCATTATATCAGACTGACTGGTGAAGTTCAACCACTTGGACAGTTCCATTGATGATTGATTGATGATGAACGGATTGATCAGTTTACAATCTGGATCGCCGATTTCAGACATCACTTCAATGACTTCGGCAATCACAGCCTGATTATTCATTAAGTAAAGACATTGCACGTTTTTGGGCATTTACATTTTCCTCATAAGATTTTTTGATTCGTTCCATTGGTTCGCAAATAGTTACAACCCAATCCGAAGGAATCTGATACTCCGTGTCATCAGAGAATAACTGCCACTTTGTAAATACGGCAGAAACTGTTGTTGGATCAATTTCTCCTTCTGGAGTTTTTACTCTAGAGATTGTTATCTTTCTAGGGTTACTAAGATTATACCCCAAAACAATCCCAGCTTCATTGTGAATTTCCGAAACATCAGCAATAATGTTCTCATCGGATTTTAAAACTAAAACCTGTAAAGTCATTGTTTTTTATTTTAAATTATAAAGGGGGTTACCCCTAAAGGCAACCCCACTGCATGGCACGCAGGCACAATTATTTAGAGGTAGTCTTGACGTTGGTGATGATCAGGAACTATTTTTTTGAGTCTGATTGATAAGAGTCCATCCACGAATTCGACTGATTCAACTTTGATGTCGTCGGGTAGAGTCCACGCTCGTTTAAAGCTTCTGCTAGCCACTCCCTTGTGGATAAAGGTCTTCTCCGACTCTGTATCTTGTTTTTGCCCTTCGACAAAAAGTTTTCCATACTCCGTGAAAACATTGACTTCTTCCTTCTTAAAACCAGCGAGTGCAAGTTCTAAAACTTTCTCAACATTATTTACTTCAATTAGATTGTATGGTGGGTAATTAGATGAAGTTTCATGTAAATGGGCAATGCGGTCAAAATACTCATCCATACCAATCGCATTACGATTGATTGCATTCAACAAATCGGCCATGTTAGCCGTCGTGTACCTTGCGAGGTTAGTCATCTTTAGCTCTCCTGAAAGCGAGATTGCGTTGTGTGGACCCTTGCGGCATCCAATACTAATTATACAAGAAGACATAAAAAAAGGGGGGTGGTTAACCCCCCATACAGTAGCGTATATTCCGTATGTATAGAGTCGCGCACGAAAGAGCGACGAATTATTTATACGGTTTCCTCTGGTTTTTTCTTCTTACCAATGTTGTATTTGGTCTCCAGAGCCCACTCATTCTTCTCTTTGTAAGAGAGAACTTTGATTTGGTTCAAAGGTGCAACTTCAGCAACACTAGTTTCATCAACAACATTGATGAGACCCCAGTCACAAAGAAGATTAGTAATTCTATTACGACGTTGAACATCGTTCACTGTTAGGTTGGCCTTCTTACCATCAAGGGCAAAGAGTTCCTTGAAGTGAACGATAAAATACTTACCCTGTTTATGCAGGATATGACATGATTGATAGAGTTTCTTCTCTTTACGGGATGCAACTCCGATACGAGTCAAGGTTTCACGCACCTTGAGAAAGTCGTCAGGTTCGCGTAGAGTTACCTCTACCATTTGATCGGGTGTCCAACGGACTTCAGGTTCCGCAACACTCATTTCTTTCCTCCAGTCTCAAGCTTAGACTTAATAAATTCAATTTGTTCAGGTGATAAAATACGGAGGGCCTGTTGCGCCTTTTCATTACTATAACCATAGTAAGATTTGACTACATCAAGATCCTTGACTTTATCCTTTCGGAGCCAGGGAGAGAATCTCTTCCGTTTCCTCACACTATTTAGATAAAACTGATATTGCATATCCTTATCTAAGAAGTGAAACTGATTCATTTCATTGGCATACAGAACCGTGTCAAGGTGACCAGACATGCACTTATTGATAATGAAAGGTGCATACTCTTTCTTTGCATCAGGGTTCTCTTCAAAGAGATCCTTCTTATTCAGGTTGATAGAATTCAACCAATCTTTTAGTTCATACGTCATAAAAGGCACCTCTCACACCATAAGACATTTGTGCGACTCGAAACGCAGCTTCAATTTTTTTAAGTTGATCCTTATCAACACGAGACTCTTGTAGACATTGATAGATCAAATTCATTTGATCGTAATCAAGATAAACAGAATATTTCATCGGATAATATCAATATCCATGTCTTTGGTCCAAACTTCTAGTTCTGTTCGGAGATTACCTTCAGACTTGAGTTTGGTGTACCGTTTTGCGGCCATCTTCTTCCACTTTGCAACTACATTCTCCATGTAGAACTTGTCAAAGTTTTGAGGATTCTCAACCAGTTCAGTATCTTCACCCAGAAGAACCTCACGGGTGTTTGCAAAACCATAGTCTGAGAAATAAGTACGTTTCTTCTCAGTCAGTGCAGTTGCACTTGCAATTGCAGTAGTGAACTCTTCAAGACGATCTGCAGGAAGAGACTTCTTGATGATTGCAATCATCTTCTGTTGAGTCTTCAGTTTGCGACTGGATGCATCGGCCTTCACTAGAGGTTCATCACCATTGCGTTCAATAAACCACTTGTTCAAGTCCTTGAAGATGTGATCGTGAAGAAGAGGAGTGAAGTTACTATCAGTAAGGCCCTTGTATCGCATGATGGGTTTCAGACCATCGTACTGAGATGCACTCTTAGTAGAACCATAGAGTGAAGTAGTTTCAAAGTGACAAATGTTTGCGTCATACTTTGAGTTCAAAATCTCCCTGACCTCATGCGTACAACAAAGCATCGCAAGCAACTTACCACCCAAGTAATTATAGCCAAAAGGCTGCGTAGGTACGATGATAAACCCCATGATCGCGTGTCTATTGAAGATGTTGAGATCAGGAGTCGTACCAAGCCATTCATTGCGAGGTCTAGAATTGATTGTAGGGGAGCCAAACCTACAGAAACCAAGAATCGTATTGGTGTTCTTCTCAACGACCATCCACTTGAGTGATTTACCAGGAACTGAATCTTCGATCGCGTGTGACGTGGTGATCTGAAGTTTCTCATTGAACTCCTTTACTGACCGAATACCAGAAACTCGACCAGAGACTTTCTTCAAGTCTTTGGCCTCATAACAAACAATATCCATCTCTTCGGGATGCATATCAAATGCAGTAAACATCCCATGAGTATCCTCTTCCTCATAGAACTGAGAAAGAGGACTGCGATTGAGAACTCTCTCAATCTTTACATTACGAAGATATTCATCAATACGATCCATGTTGGAAAAGTAACTGATGAATTTTTCTGCGGCATATACCGCATCACTTTCAGTTAGAATCATTTAAAGTTACACTCAACCATGATTTCAGTCAACGCCGCCAGAAGATTGATTTCCTGATCGGCAACAAATGCGATCTGATACTGATACTTAGCAATAATAAGCACGGCAGCAGCAAGAGAAGGGCCTTCCACGGCTCCGTTAAGAGCATCGTAAACACGCCGAAGAAGTACACTAGGATCATTGTCCAGATTATTAACGACCCAACGTCGAACTTCGGCGAAATCTTTCTCTTTAAGGTATTTAATAAGGTCATTTACTTTTACATCAGAGAACTCTGCAAGAATTGCACTGTCAATTTTACCACCAACAGAATAACGTTGGCACTCATTGAGCACACGACGATAGTCTGGGAAGTGTTTGTTAATCAGTTCTACCAGGACCTTGTTATCATATTCAATACCCTCTGCAACCAAGATCTCTTGGATGCGTTTGAAGAACTGAGATGCGAGGACAGGTTTTTGTTTTCCATTGATTGAGAACTCAACGACTGCACACCTTGAATGAAGGGGTTCGATGATCTTGTTCTTGTAGTTGCAAGTGAAGATGAATCGGCAGTTGTTATAAAATGTCTCAATATTCGCCCGTAGGAGGAGTTGTACGTCGTGGGTCGTGTTGTCAGCCTCGTCAATAATGATGACTTTGTGGCGTGCATCAGCAGAAAGAGAGACGGTCGAAGCAAAGTTCTTTGCGGTGTTCCGTACTGTGTCCAAAAATCGTCCTTCATCAGATCCGTTGATGATAATGTAATCGGCCCCAAGTTCTTCACACAACGCACGAGCAATCGTGGTTTTACCACAACCTGCGGGACCAGAAAGAAGTAGGTTGGGAATCTCACCTGAGTTCAAGAAGTCCTGAAAGGTCTTCTTAGTGGACTCAGGGAGAATGCAGTTTTCAATGGTTTTGGGACGATACTTTTCGACCCAAAGGAAATCATTACGAGACATTAATTATCAAACGTAGGTGGAATCAGGCTCAAGAGCAATGTAATACTTGAGATCAGTGTTCTTGTTGGTGAACTCTGCAAGCAGTTTAGAGGAGATTACAACATCGTAAGTACCAGGAATGATCTTAATGTTTTCAACCTTGAAGTTGAAACAGAACTCATCATCGGTCTCACCAACTTCTTCACTGAATTCGTGGGAAGTATCGTTCTTCTTGTCACGAACAACCAGTTCGACTTTACCATTACGACCGATTGCAGACAGGTCAGGAACCTGATAGATTGCAGCGGCCTTGAGGAGTTTATCCAACTGTTGAGTTGCAACAGTGAAACACACATCCTTAGAGGGAAGAGAGATTTCTTTCTCGGGAGGAGAAACAATCACACTAGGATCTGCGAAAAAGTATTTAGCCCGACGACGACCATCACGGATAGTCAGATATGAATCACCAAAGTCCAGATCAGGAGAATCGTACAAGGACAGACCACTCAGGAACTGATTGAGATCATAGATCGCAAAGTCAGCCTCAAAGTCTTCCTCAACTTCAGCCTCTGCAAGAATGTTCTTCATCACAGAGATAGTCTTCAGTTTGTTACCCTTCTTGATCAGAATCGACTGATTAATCTGAGAAAAGTTTTTGAGGATGTTGGTGGTGTTACTAGAAAGTTTCATAGGTGTTTTTGGGTGCATTATGAAGACCAGAGAAGTGGTAGAGAAGAATACAATAGTGGATGGCTTTCAGAATGTCAAGTTTTGACTTACCATTCTTTTTACCAAATCGGGAGAGGTACTTGATCGCATTCGAACGACAGAAGGCCTCTGCATCACCGATACTCTCAATCAGATCAAGAGTTTGAGTTTTGGATTCTTGAGAAGTGTAATGGGCACGGTAGGTTCCTGACAGGTAGTCACGAACCTCCTTCATAGTCAGATCTTCTTCATACTTCCAGAATCCATTGTTATTATCTGGAAGTTCAATTTTGTCTTCAGGCATATTTACTGAAAAGGTTGACGATTCTTCTGGGTAGTAATGTTCTTCCCAGAACTTGTAGTAGTTATCGGGGTCAGAAACTATGGGGGTGTAATCAAAACCCCCATTGGCCTTCACCCACTCTAATTCTCGATCCATGTCATCACAAAAAGAGACCACAAAGTTATTGTACCACCTCTTCCTGTTTAACGTCAACGGTTTCGTCAACTTTGTCATACAGGTCAAGGAAAGCTTGTTTGGTTTCATCATCGAAACGATTCAGACAAACCTGAATAGCTTTCAACTTGTCTTCGAAGATGTTGTAGGCCTGAACGATGTGAACCAAACGACGGGTGGAGATCAATTCATCAACACCACCATCATAGAAAGTCTTGCGAATGATATCAGCCCAGTCAGCAAGACGTTTGCAGAAATCAACATCAGAACAGATCTTGGTCATAATCTTGACTTCGGTTGCAGCAGAAGGATATTCCTGTTCAAAGGTGACGGGGAAACGTTCTAGGAAAGCTTCATTAAGCACGTTAGTCCCAATGAATCGACCGTCATCGGACCCTTTACCCTTCGTATTGGCTGTTGCCAAGATCTGGAAACCCTCGGCGGGCGTAATCTTCTTACCAATCTTCTTGAGGAAAACTCCTTTACCTTCAAGGGCGGACTGGAGACAGAGGATTTTGTTCGAAGCAAGGTCGATTTCGTCAAGGAGCAGAACGGCACCCCTGGCCATGGCTTCCACAACGGGACCGTTGTGCCAGACTGTGGCACCATCAACAAGGCGGAAGCCACCAATGAGATCATCTTCATCAGTCTCAATAGTAATGTTTACACGGATCAGTTCACGACCCAACTGAGCACAAGCTTGTTCCACAGAGAACGTTTTACCATTACCCGAAAGACCCGTAATGAACGCAGGATAGAAGAGACGGGACTGAATAATTTTTTTAAGATCCGAAAAGTTACCAAACTTGACGAAGGAATCATCTTTTGCGGGGATGAGGTTTTGTTCAATAGGAGGAACCACCGTAGGAGCAGCGGCAGACTTTTCAAGTTGTTGACGGGCCTCTTGAATGGTGAGGTCCCAAGTTCCACGTTTGACTTTGTACTGTTCCAGTTTCTTGGTGACAGTGGGGTACGAAATACCATTCATCGCACAGTAAGCGCGAACGTCGGCTGCAGTGATTTTGTCACCGTAGGCATCTTTCAGTGCATCGACGATGGCGGTAGTCATTGAGTTTCCTCTCTTGTGTATGTATACACTATACATGAAAAAACCCCCCTTGCGGGGGGTTGAGGGCCGGTTCTCAGACCGTCTGTTCTTCGTATTCTAATGCGTCCTCAATGTCCGAATAGTCTTCCTCATCAGTTTCTTCTTCGATAGGAGCTCCGACTTGAGCAAGGAAGTTGTTGGGAAGTTTAACGTAATCACTAATCGAAATAGTGGGAACGATTTCCCCATCTGCACCGAACAAATAGTCAGCGTATTCGTTGTAGACACGAAGGAGGTGGAAAGCAACACTCTCTGCAGCCTTACCGTTGGCGCGAGGAGAGATGTAGTTGTTGGGGAGGAACCCAACTTGGTCGTTCTTCCACTTCAGAGCCTGAACCATACGGTTCAGATCGAACTCAAAGTCTGGGTGAGTTCTAGAACACTGAAGGAGATAACACATACCCATCACCAAGTATACGGAAAACTCATTACCCTGAGTCTTGTTCCAAGAAGAACGAAGTGCATCGACTGCTTTCACCAAGTTCTTGTTCATACTGGTGGACTTGACCGTGTTGTAGTCTTTGGCCAGTTGCCAAATACCGTTGACCTTACGGGGGTCATCGTGTCCATTCATCAGTTCAGTAAGATAACTGGAACCGATGTGGAGACCAGCAAGTTCCAAACCACTGTAAACAATGATCGCATTTGGATCATCAGAACGAACTGCGGCTGCAAACTTCTCTTCTGGAGAGAGTGCCTTCGGAGTTTCAGCCTTTGCACGGAAGTATGAACATGCAACCTTCTGTGCGTCAATGCTCTTACAAGCGGTGGACTTGATCATCAAGCAGTTAAACCACTGGTTCTCTGGAACCTGACCTGCTTGACGGGCCGCGATGTTACCGACAGTACGATGACGAGCATCAAAGTTCACTACCAACCCAACACGGGCATCGAAGAGAATATCACCATATCCAGAGAGAACAGGATCATATCCCTTCTCAAACAACTTGGCGAAGTGTTTGGGGTAGAAATTACGGTTGTAGTATGCGTCGATCTTTTGACCCTTAGATGGACGATACATGAGACCTTGAATGTAATTCTCGGTTTCAAACTGAGGAATAAAGATTTCCTTTGCACCAGATTCAATCTGGGAAGCA